GCTGTCGGAGAATGGTGAGGTCCAGGCCGGCACCATGTCCGAGAGCCAGGAGCTCGTGTTCCTGCAGACCTTCGCCCGGCGCATCCGCGTCACGCGACAGATGCTGGTCAACGACGATCTCGGCGCGTTCACCGACTTTGCCAGCATGATCGGCCGACGCGTCGCCGATTTCGAGAACGCGACCGCCTATGCCCTGGTGAACAGCGCGGCCGGTGACGGTCCAACGCTCACCACGGGTGCGGCGGCGGTCTTCGGGACGGCGGCGGCGCGGGCCAACAAGGCTGGTGCCGGCACCGCGCTCGACCTGCCGAACCTGGCGCTCGGCCGTGCCGCGGTCATGCGCCAGAAGACCCTCGATGGGCTGCCGATCGCCGTTGGCGCGCAGATGCGCCTGCTGGTCGGGCCGAACCAGGAGCTCGCGGCGCGGCAGCTCACCGTGTCGGTGCAGGCGACGCAGACGTCGAACGCCAACGTCTACGCCGGCTTCGTGCAGCCGCTGGTCGAGCCGCTGATCCCGGCCAACCGCTGGTACCTGTTCTCGGAGCCGATGGCGGCCCCGGTCTACGTTTACGGCTACCTGAATGGCGCCGAGGGGCCGCAGGTCACCACCGGCAATGTCCAGGGCGTGGACGGCGTCGAGGTCAGCGTGATCTTCGACTTCGGCGTCGGTGCCATCGACTGGCGCGGCGCCTGGTTCAATCCGGGCACCTGATCCAGCAGCTCTTCGCCACCGTCACAGCTTGGTGGTGGCGAAGGGGTTGTGGACCGTCACGCCACGCCAGGTGAACCCGTGCTGCATGTCCTCGGAGAGCAGCATCCGGCAATCCGCCTGTGCAGCCGCCGCCAGCATGACGGAATCCCACAGCGCCAAGCGATGTGTGGTGGCGATCTCCATCGCCTCCACCATCACCGCCGGCGTGGTGCCGATCACCGGATAGCTGTCGGACCAGCCCAGGACCGCGGTGCGGGCATCGGCAGGCTCACGCCGGGCCTTGCGCGTCAGCACGACGAACAGCTCGCCCAGCGCCTGTGCAGGAACCAGCACGTCCGCGCCGTCGAATCCGCGCAGGATATCGAGCGCGATCGCCTTCCGATCCTCGCCGTTCACGCCCTCGGCGTAGGCCAGGACATTCGTATCGAGCGCCAGACGCATCTCAGCGCTCGTACAGGTCGTCGCGGCTCCAGCGGCCGACATCGCACACGGGCTGCGACGAGAGCCGTGTCAGCAACTCGGCTCTCGCCGCTCCCCGCGCGGCGTCGGCGGCGTCACAGGGCACAAGCCGCGCCACGGGCTTGCCGTGGGCGGTCACGACGAAGCTGCGGCCTTCCTCCCTGACCTCGCGGAGCAGGCGGGAGAAGGCGCGGTTGGCGTCTGCGGCTGAGATGGCGGTGTCCATCCCTCAATAATAGTGAAATGCACTACTTCACGCAACCCCGATGCTGGGCCTCGGCCCCTGCGTCCGGCCTCGCACCACCCCAACCACCACTGGAGCTCCCATCCCCATGCGCAACTATGTGCAGCCCGGCGACAGCCTGGCTCTCGCCGTCCCCTATGCGGGCGGCGTCACCTCCGGCCAGGGCGTCCTGGTCGGCGCGCTCTTCGGCGTGGCCGCGGTCGATGGCGCGCAGAACGCCGTCATCGAATGCCAGACCAAGGGCGTCTTCGACATCACCAAAGAGCCGGCGCTGGCCATCACCGCCGGCGCCCGCCTCTTCTGGGACAACACCAACCGCCGCCTCACCACCACGGCCACCGGCAACTTCCAGGTGGGCCTCGCCACCGTGGCGGCGCTGGCCGCGGACACCACCGTCCGCGCCGTTCTGCTCCGCGTTCCGGCGTCCGGCGCATGAGCCTCGATCCCAAGGCCACGCGGGGCTATCGCAACCGCAACCCGGGCAACATCGAGCATGTCCCCGCCAACAAGTGGCAGGGACTGGCGGATCCACCCTCGGACGGACGCTTCTGCCGCTTCACCAGCCATGAGTTCGGCATCCGCGCGCTGGCGGCGTTGCTGGTCACCTACCAGGACCGGCACAAGCTGCGCACGCCACGCGCGATCATCGAGCGCTGGGCGCCCAAGGTGGAGAACGACACCGCCGCGTACATCGCGGTGGTGGCACGGCGGATTGGCGTCGGGCCGGATGATGCGATCGACCTGCATCGGCACGATCACCTCCGCCCGCTGGTCGAGGCGATCATCCACCATGAATGCGCCGGCCTGACCTATCCGGCCGGTGTGATCGATCGCGCGCTGACGCTCGCTGGCGTGCCACCCGCACCGCCGGTGACGCTGCGGGAGGTCGCGGCTGCAACGGGCACCGGCCGCGGTGCCGTGCTGGTGGGCGCCGCGGGTATCGCCACCGCCGTGGCGCAGGCCGCCCCCGCTATCCAGGCGCTCGGCACGCTGGCGCCGGCCGTCGCCATCGCGATCATCGTCGCCGCGGTGGTCGGCGTGCTCGCCTGGCGGCTGCGGCGACCAGCGTGAGCGCCTTCGCCGCGGCGATGGACGCGCTGGCCGCAGATCCGAACATTGGCACGGATGCGACGTATCGCGCGGGTGGGACCGGGGCGCCGGTCCTGCTCCGCGTGGTGCGCTCGGCGCCGGATCGGCTGGGCGACGCCTTCGGCACCGGCGTGATCCAGGCCAGCGACGTCCTGACGGTCGTCATCGCCGTGCTGCCCGTCGTGGACGCCGACGACACCTTCACCCTCGGCGCCGACATCCTGACCGTCCAGCACGCCGAGCGGGACGCCGCGGGCATCGCCTGGCGCGTCTTCTGCCGCCGATAGGAGCACCGCCATGATCGACCCCGAACGCATCGGCGGCATTGTCGGCGAGGCGCTGCTCGCCGGCGCGCTGGGTGCGCTCGGGGCGATGGCGCGCTTCTCCTCCACCGACCGGCCGCTGCTGACCCGCGCCTACCTGCTGCACGCGCTGGCCGGCGGCAGCCTGGGCACCGGCGCCTGGCTCATCGCCCATGCCTTCGAGCTCGACGGCTGGTGGCTCTTTGCGGTCGCCTGGCTGGCCGGCACGCTCGGCTATGCCGCGCTGCATGACCTTCTGCTGCGGATCCTCAGCCGCAAATTCGGCGGGCGCTGATCCATGCGGCTCGGCGCCAGCATTGTGGGTGACCTGCGGAAGGTGCTGGCCGACGAGGTGCGTGCGGGCGAGCGCGCGGCCATGACCGCCATCCGCGCCGAGACGGAGCAGGTGAAGGCCGAGCTGCGCCGGCAGGTCACCACAGCCTTCTCGGGCAATGCGCGCGGCATCGCCAATGCGTGGCGGTCGATGATCTTCCCGCGGAGCGGGCAGTCGCTCCGGCCGGCGGGGCTGGTCTTCACCAAGGTGCCGAACGTCATCGATGCCTTCGAGCGTGGCGCGCTGATCCGCGCCAAGGGCGGCCGGAAGTTCCTGGCCATTCCGACCGGCTTCAATGCGGCGCGCGGACGCCGGGGCCGCGGTGAGAAGGGCATGCGGGTCACGCCCGCCCAGATGGTCGCCTCGGGCCAGGCCTTCCTCCGGCCGTTCAAATCAGGCCGGGGCTTCGTGTGGTGCCTGCCGCTGCGCCAGGGCGAGCAGACCGGGCGGCGGAGACGCACCCGGCTGGTCGCCGGCGGCGTGACCGAGGTCGGCACCGGCAACCGCAAGGGCCGTGAGGCCTGGGCGCGCGGGCTGCTGGAGCAGGGAATGGTGCCGATGTTCCTTCTCCTGCCGCAGGTGAAGCTCGCCAAGCGGCTCGACGTGCGCGGCGCGGCTGAGCGCGGGCTGCGCCGGCTGCCGGGGCGCTTCGTGGCTGCCTGGGAGCGCGAGAGCGGGAGGACGGCATGACCATGCGCTTGCGCTTCTTCTTGCTACTCGGGCTGGTCGTGCTGTCCTGGCTCGCTATTCCGTTTGGCCTGGCGCTCACCTGGATCGCCGGTCGCTTCTTCGCATGCATGCTGGGGTGGTCATGAGCGTGCGCGAAACCGCCATAGCCGCGCTGCACAGTCGGCTCGTCTCGTCGTTGGCCGTTCGGAACCCGGCACCGATCGTGCTGCGCGGCGAGACTGTGCCGCAGCGCATTCCGGCCGGTGGGCTGGTCGTGGTCCGTGATGGCGAGACGGTGGAGGAAACGCCCATCCTTTCGCCGCTCGCCTGGCAGATCGAGCATCGCGCGGAGGTCGAGATCACGGTCGCGGGCGTCACGCCCGCCGCGCGCAACACGCTGCTCGACGCGCTGCTCGTGGACATCGCTGCCGCCATCACCGCCAACCGCACCCTCGGCGGCGCTGTGGAATGGGCGCAGTCCGGCAGCGCTTCCTTCGAGGATGTCGAGTTCGAGGGTGCCGCCGCAGCACGCGCTGCCGCCATCCCCGTCACCCTCTGGTTCACCGTCGCCGGCTCGCCGCTGGCCTGATCCCTTCTCAGGAGAAAGCCCATGCCCCGTGCCATCGGCGCGAATTGCCGCCTGCTTATGCTGCCCGAGACCACCTACGGCACCGCCCCCGGCAGCAACTGGCGTCGCATGCCCTTTCTGTCCTGCGACCTCGGCGCGGAGCAGCCGCTGCTCGATGCCGATGTCATCGGCGTGGGCAGCAACCGCGATCCAGCGGCGCCCTTCCTCGACACGGTGACGGTCGCCGGCCAGGCGGTGGTGCCGGTCGACCTGATCAACATCGGCCACTGGCTACGGCTGCTGCTGGGCGCACCGACCACCACCGGCACCACCAATTTCATCCACACCTTCGCCTCGGGCGCGGCCGCGCTGCCGAGCAACGCGATGGAGATCGGCTACCCGGATGTGCCGTCCTTCGACGTCTGCACCGGCGTGCGCGCCGATACGCTGGAGATGGACTTCACGCCGACCGGCGCGGCGACGGCGACCTTCGGGCTGCTGGGACAGGGCTCGGTGCGCACGGGCGCGACCTCCGGCGGCACGCCGACCAGCGCGGCCTACACAGCATTCAACAAGGCGCAGGGGTCCATCACCCGCAGCGGTTCGGCGCTGGCCCAGGTCACCGGCGCGCGGCTCACCTACGCCAATGGCATGGAGGCGGTGCGCACCATCCGCGCCGATCGCCGCGTCGAGGGCGTGGATCCCGGCATCGCCCGCTGCACCGGCCAGATCACCGTGCGCTTCGAGAACACGACGCTGCTCGCCCAGGCGCAGGCGGGCACCGCGGCGGAGTTCGCGCTGGCCTTTACCATCGACGCGAACCGCAGCCTGACCATAACGTTGCATGAGGTCTATCTCGCGCTGGCCAAGACGCCGATCGAGGGGCCGGCCGGGGTGGAGGCCAGCTTCGACTTCAGGGCCGCCTTCAACGCGACGGCGACGCGGATGATGACGGCGGTGCTGCGGAACCAGCAGGCAGGGACGGAGTATGCGTGATGGCTACCGTGGCCCGCGCATCTGGATCAGGTCACGGTTCCGCATCACCAATTCCTGCAGCAGTTTCTCGATCCGCGCCTGCAGTCGCACACCGGCCACGCCGACCACGCCGTGGCCAGGCTGCGCCAGATCGGGAAACCACGCGGCAGTAAGCGGGACCTGCGCGAGGCAGCGCAAATCCATGTGGAACGGCTTCTGACCGACCGCCCTCGCTTCTGCCTCACTGAAGTTGATCACGCCCTGCGGAACACCGTCACCGCTGCCGCGCCATGCCCCCGAACTGGTGTAGGCCAGCAGAAGCTGCGGTGTGGATGGCTTGGTATCGACGGCAAGCACAAAGGCAATGTGCCGCACCGGCCCCGGCCGATCAGGCGGGTCCGGCGGCCCGAATGGAAATAGAGTCCAGACGAAACTGCCGTCGGCGATGGCGGATTGACCCACTGCCGATCAGCGACCGAACAGCGCGTCGATCGTCTTCTTGCGGCTGGCGTAGCTCTTGTCACTCTCGCCGGGGCGCCGGTCTGGATCGCCGAAGGGCTTACCTTCCAACTCGGGCGCCACATGCACGCGGATCACCCGCTCCGCCTCATCGCGGCGGGCAATCTCGCGCTCGACAAGCATCTCCAGGTAGGCCGCCACGGAGCGGTGCTCGAACTTGGCGATGCGCTGGAGACGCTCATGAGCCTCCGGGTCGAGGCGGACGGTGACGCCCGTGCGGGCGGGGGAGGTTGTCGTCGGCATGGCCGCTATTTGCATCATTATGATGCGAATTTCAAGTCCCGTCGCGACCGCCTGACGCCGCCCTCCGTGCCGCCAGCTCGGCGTCAACCTCGGCGATCACGTCTTCCACCTCAAAACAGTCGCGATCGTCAGTGAGCTGGCTCGTGCGGTCGAGAGCGTTGAGGAACGCCCGGAGCTGCTCGATCGGGAGGGCCGTGATCATCCCGTTCATGTCGTTGTCGAGACCCATCGCCATCGCTGGAGTCTCCTCTGGCGGTTCGCTCATCAGCTTGCTCTCCATGGCTCCCCCATCCTTACCTCAAGAAAGGCCGCGTCCGCATGCTCAGCCTCGACCTTCCCACCGAACCCTATTGGCTCGACCTGCCGCGCGACGTCCGCGTGGAGATCCGCCCCGTCACCACCGCCGTCATGGCGGCCGCCCAGGCCGGCTCGGCTCGTCGCCTGGGCGCGCTGCGGGCCTCGGAGGCCGACCTCGATCCCGACATGGCGCGCGGCCTGGCCTTCGCCTTCCTCGTCAAGGCCCTCGCCCGCCATGCCGTCACCGCCTGGGAGGGCGTCGGCGACGCCGCCGGCAAGCCGCTGCCGCTCTCCCCCGAGGCGGTTGAGCGCCTGATGGACATGGACGAAATGGCGGCCGCCTTCTGGGACCGTGCCACCGGCCCCGTAGCCGCCGTGGCGCTGGAGGGAAACGGCTAAGGGCCCGGGCCGAATGGCACTTCGGCCAGGGCCCTGACTACTGCCGCGGCTGTGCGGCGCTCGACCGCGACTGCGGCCTGGCCTGCCCCTACGCCGCGCACGCCCCCGCCAGCGTCGAGGGTTCCGCGTGCTGGGCTGCTGGTACCACCTGCGCCACGGCGATGATGACCGGCCTCGACCTCGACATGCCGGCCGCACTCGCCACCGCCCGCGAGATGGGCGCCTCCGGTGCGACCGGTGCGGCCGGCTGGGCCGCGGCCGAACTGCTGCTCGCCCTGCGCATGGGCCTCGCGGCCGGCAGCGCCACACGACGCCCTGATCCCCCCGAACCCTGACCACTCCACCGACAGAGGAGGCGTGACGCATGGCGGATAGCACGCGCCGCGTCTCGGTCCGGCTGTCGCTCGACGATGCCGCCCGGGTCAAGCAGGAGCTGCGCGAGGTCGGCGAGACCGGCCAGCGGTCGCTGGAGCGCATCCAGGGCGGCGCCGACCGCGCCTCGCGCGCGCTGGACCTGCTCGACGTCGCCGTGCGCGGCGTGCAGATCGCCGGCATCGCCGCCGGCCTGCGCGCGGTGGTGGTGGCCGGCGATGCGCTCACCCAGTCCATGGGGCGGCTCAACACCGCGCTCGGCTCCGTCGAACGCGCCGGCGAGATCTACGACCGCCTCTATCGCGACAGCCTGCAGACCGGCGTCGCCGTGCGCGAGAGCGTGGATGCCTTCGCCCGCTTTTCGATCGCCGCGCGCGAGATCGGCGCCACCTCCGACCAGGTCGCCACCCTGGTCGGCGGGCTGCAGCGCATCGCCATCGCCTCGGGCGCCAGCCAGCAGGAGATTGCCTCCTCCACCCAGCAGCTCGCCCAGGCGCTGGCCTCGGGCACGCTGCAGGGCGATGAGCTGCGCTCGATCCTCGAAGGCCTGCCGACGCTGGCGCAGGCGCTGGCCCGCGAGCTCGGCGTCTCCATCGGCGAGCTCCGCAAGCTGGGTTCCGAGGGCAAGCTCACCGCCGACACGGTGTTCCCGGCGCTGCTGCGCGCCGTCGAGCGGCTGAACGGCGAGTTCGAGCGCGCGCCGCTCTCCGTCGGCCGTGCCTTTGGCCAGCTCACCGCCGCCGCCGACCAATTCCTCGCCCGGCTGGACCAGGCCATCGGCCTGTCCAATGCCCTGGCGCGTGCGCTCTCCGGTGCCGCCCGCGTGCTGGACGGCGTGCGCCGCGGCTCCGGCCTGCTGCTGCCCAGCGAGCAGGAGGCCGACCGTCGCGCTCAGGCCGAGGCGCTGCGCGCCCAGATCGCCCGCCTCGAGGCGGAGAATGACGGCCGCGACAGCCTGCGCTCGCAGCCCCGTCGCGGTTCGATCCAGGGCGGCCTGGTCGGCGCCGCGCAGCAGCAGGCCGGCGTCGACCGCGCCGCCCGGCTGGAGGAACTGCGCCGGCAATACACGGAACTCACGGAGGAAATCACCCGCGGCGAGGCGGCCGCCGGCGAGCGCCAGCGCACCGAGCAGGAGAGCGCCGCCGCTCAGGCAGCCGAGGCCCGCCGCCGCCGCACCGCGGCGGATGCCGAGGAACTGCGCAAGGCGCTCGACGACCGCTTTCGCATCAACAGCGAATACGAGGACCGCGTCCGCCGCCTGCGTGAGGCCGAGGCCGCGGGCGGCATCACCGCCGCCGACCGCACCCGCCTCGAA